CGCTCGGGGTTCGAGGAACGAATAGCGAAGGAGCTAGACGATGCTAAGGTTAAGTACACGTACGAGACCAAATCATTTACCTATGTGGAGCCACTCCGTAAGAACTTGGCGCACTGCGGCGCTTGTGGCAGCACAGACCTGCGCAGAACAGGACGTTATACTCCAGATTTTGTGCTACGATCCGGTCTTATTATTGAGGCGAAGGGTAGGTTTACAGCTGGTGATCGTCGCAAGATGAAGGCCATGAAGAAGCAGCACCCCGATGTGAAGATCGTGATGCTGTTCATGAGGGACAACGCACTGAGTCGCAAGAGCAAGACGTTCTACTCCGACTGGTGCATGGAGAACGACTACGATTTCTCAATCGGTACACTCAAGCAGGAGTGGTTGAAATGAAACGGAAAGATATACACAGACGGATATGGTTGGCACCGAAGGACCCAGATTCACTGGCCTATGCGTCGTACCACATAGACGAATGGACTCGGGACGGTGACATGGAGATTGTACTCAGTGACTGTACCCGTATCATCAACTTAACCCTGAACAACAAGCAGGACCAACGGAAGATCGAACGTCTGATTGCCTTCCTTCAAGAGGCAGTGGACGTTCATGTGCAGGAGCGCAACAAGCCATGAGAAAGAAACACGGAATGAGGATACTGCACTTGGACATTGAGACGATGTACGCCATCGTTAAGACATGGAGTCTATGGCCCAAGTTCATATCCCCCAAGGATGTAATCGAGGTAGGCTATACCCTGTGCTGGGCGGCCAAGTGGGAGTTCGAGCGTGAAGTTATGTTCGGACGTATGGACAGTCCCGAGGGGCTGGCCCACATCTACGATCTGCTTGATGAAGCAGACGCAGTGGTCACCTACAATGGGATCAGCTTTGACATGAAGCACCTGAACAAGGACTTCGCATTGGCAGGGCTACCGCCCCCGTCATCGTACCACGACATTGACCTGTATCAGACAGTGAAGAAGCAGTTTAAGTTTCAATCCAACAAGCTGGACCACGTCGCCCCCCAATTTGGATTGGGTGGCAAGGTCAAGCACCCCGGTATGGAGCTATGGGACAGAGTCAGGGCAGGTGATGAGAAGGCGTGGGCACTGATGGAGAGGTACAATAAGCAGGACGTACGCTTGACACAGAAGCTGTACCATCGCATACTACCATGGATACACAACCATCCCAACGTGGGACTATGGGTGGTCAATGGTGACAACCCTGTGTGTACCAACTGTGGTTCGACGAGCTTACATAGCTGTGGTACACAGTACAACACCAAGGTAGCCAGCTATAAGCGGTACCGGTGTAAAGGATGCGGCACACCTCTACGTGGTAGGTTCACGACTCGACCAAGAGACCGGACGATTCTGAGCCGCACACCGTGAGCGCCATGTTCACATCGTTCGTCGAGGAACGATTGGACATGCTCACCCATTGGGAGCCGGACGCTATTGTCTCGGCTCTCGATATCACCAGTGAGGAGCTGCTTGAGGTACCTGCATTCCGCAAGCGTGCGGAGCAGTACATTGAGGACAACTTCGAGGAAGGCACATGAGTAAGGGATTCCCCGCACACCATGCCGGTGGTCCACGTCGTGAGAAGGTAGTGAACATAGACTTCACGACCGTCCTACCTGACCACATTCAGCAGAGGGGGCCACCCTCGGCACAGCAGGCGCACCTCATGTCGATGGCAGTAGACGCCCTCGTCCGTGAGATATTGGAAACAGATGGGGCCTTTGAGATATTCACTGAACGCGACGTAGCAACACAATGCACACGCGTCCTACACAGGGTGCGGCTAGTAGTCAAGGAGAAATGACATGGCACAAAGTAAAGTAGCGTCGGGGCTGGAAGCCTCGGCTAATACACTCAGCGGGTACTTCATATCACTCGCCTTATGGCTCTACGTAGCCGGACCTATGTTCGGGTATGAGGTCAACGTAGAGAAAGGGATCGGCCTCACCCTACTGTTCACCGTCACGTCACTCATACGTTCGTACGTATGGCGACGGTGGTTCACCAAATCAATCAATGAATGGTTGAATGCGACGTTCCCCGGCACCGACGATGCCAACGTATGACCGTCGTTGTAAGGACTGTGGTCATACTGAAGAGGAAGTTCGCAAATGGGACGCCCCGAGTGGCGACTGCTCCGTTTGCGGTGGCAGGACTAGGACAGTTTGGACAAAGGTCCCGGTCTTGGACAAAGCTAAAGACCCGTACGATTTGCTTGACGGGCCAATACCCGCCTCTCGTAAAATCAAATCGTTCGCTCACGATAGGCGGAAGGGCGGTAAGGACACTTGCGGATGAAGAGATTGCCCAATCAGTAGCAGACAATGACCCCATTGACTGGGGATGGGAGAATCAAGGTGGATAGATATGAACGACTGGTCATGCCTCATCAGACGTACCTGACCAAGTACGCAAAGAAGCTGGAGAAGGACCCCGGCTTAGTTGAGGACTTGGTGCAAGAGACCCTATGTAAGGCAGCCGAGAGGCTGTCCCTTCTGGCTGATGACAAAGCAGTGAAGGGCTGGCTACGTAAGATCATGTACAATGCCTGCGTGGACAGCTACCGCAAAGAGAAGGGGTACACCTTCATCAGTCTTGACAAGTTCAACCTCGATGATCTGCCCGACGACATAGCAAAGCACTTGACTGCAAGTCTGCCCGATGAACAGCGGGAGACTCTATGGGAGCTGTCCCTCTTGTTGCCCGCAATGGACCGCAGCATCCTCAGAGCGAGGTGCATCTTCGGCTTCTCATTTGAGGAGATAGCGTGGAACCTCGGCGTCCCACCTGACACCGCACGCAAGCGATACGAGCGTGCCACTGAACGATTGAAGGAGATATGCAATGAGTAAGGAAGAGAAGCCCATTAAGCAGAGCAGGTGGGTGAGGAAGTCCAACGTGGACAGGTATGACAAGCGCACGCTTGAGTTCTTCGGCCACCACTATGTGGAGCCAATGGGCTGGCACAAGGGTGCAAAGATTCAACGACTTAAATCCAAATAGGAGATTCAAATGGGCACTTTGTCAATCTGGGGCATGATTGCCCTCGGAGTGGTGGTAGGTGCGCTTCTTATCGTCATCGTGGTCATTCTCGGTGAAGAGACACCAAGATTTTAATACCCCTGCATTGGGGGTGGCATTATAACTGGAGTAAAATCAATGAGTAACGACACGAAAAACCTCGCCCTCTTGGGGGCATTGTTTGTAAGTTCAGTGGCTGAGGCGTCCTTGCCTGACGCCATTCGTAAGGTGGTCGTCAAAGCTAAACACGAGATCACTAGCACGATGGACGACAAGCAATTCAAACTCTACGAGGCAGCTGGTAGTCACGACATCGTTGTGAACACCAACATAGACGATGGGTAGTCGCACCGGCAAGAGCAAGGACCAACGGCAGTACATCAGGAACCTTGAGGGGCAGATCGCCTCACTCAGGGCTATCATTGCAGGTCTCAATACCGAAAAGGCGCAAGCCAAAGCTGACGCCGATTGGGCACTGCATCAGAAGCGATGCACACCAGAACAAGAAGCAGCCATTGAGGCTGCCATTGAGTCACCATAAAAAAAGGCCCCTTCATAGAGGGGCCAAGCAAGAAGATAGGGAAGTGAGACCCTACCTATAATTCTCCGAATATCTTGTAGGCGTCCGCCTGCACGATACTCTGGAACTTAAAAGTCGATACAGTGACACCCCATTTACGGGCCTGCTGCTGTATCGACTTCTTTATATCCCTTCGACACTCAGGCGTGCGTATGTACGCCCAATCTTGTGTCTCAATCACATCTTGTACGATGCCTATCGCTATCTGTTCGAGCGTTTCGCGCACATCCTCTACATCTAGGGTCGCCTTCTTAATATCGAAGATGCTCCACATGAGGACACCCTTCACGACGATATCCTTATCGTTGCCAGTGGTCAGTGCCATGTCAGGCAATTCCATTGCCGTTGGCCGGACGTTCATCACATGAAACTCATCAATGTTGAATGGTCTATGTAACCACCATCCCCCCTTGACACACCGTTTGAACTTCCCCATGCGTACCTGTACGCCTTCTTCCCATGGGTCTAGTACCGTGAGTACCTCACACCATCCCCATACTTCCTTCAATATCTCCCAGAATCCTGAGACGAAATTAGCTGCGCCCACTTTATTCTCCTTCGCAAGTAGCCTCGAACTGTTCATTGTGCGATACGGTTAGCTCTATCATCAAGCTGATGTAGTCCTTCAGCACCTTGTCGTTGATCCCTATTCGGGCCAACAGGTGCGGATTTATTGCTTTGATCTGTCGTTGTTCTTCTAATGTGATGTCGTATAGCGTCGGCTTAATGGGGTAGCATAATGGCTCGACCAAATCATTGGCCGCACACCCCCAGCTACTTCCCCCAATCGCTAGAATCAGACAGGTTATCAATACCCTTGAACTCGTCATCGTCTTTCTCCACTTCCTTCTTGATTTCCTCGACAGCATCTCTCGTCATCTCCTCGGCCTTCCGTCGAGCGATCTCCGCCTTCCTCTTCGCGCCCAAGGTACTGCGTAGCGTATCGCGTGCTCTACGCGCACGATCCCGTTGTCCTTTCAGGACCTTCGCGCTAATCACGAGTCCCGCGAGCACAGCCGCCAGCGCGGCGGCTCCCCACAGTTTCAACTGGCTAAACATCGTCGAGGTCCCTCTCCTGAGCCTGTGCTTCCGTCCAATCTATCGGCCCTGTCGTAATGGTACGTAGCACCATGTTGACAACACCTACTCCGAACATGATCCAAGGGAAAATGTGCGGAGCTATTACGGAACTCAACGTGGGTATGAGACCCATCGTTGCGTCCAGTAGCGCGCCCCCGATTGTCAGGATATTGAACCAGACTGTCTTGGATTTATACCAAGGCTTCTGCATTAGTCTGCAATCAAACCGTGTAGACGCAGAACTGCAAGGATCGCATTGATCTTGCCTGCGTTCGAGCCCACTGCGGCCTCTAATTCATCGACAGTCGGAGTAGCACTGGTAGTCAGTGTGTCCCCGGTGAAGGTCGCCCCGTTAAGTGCGTCTACCAAAGTAACGATAGCTGCGGCTTGCTCCCCTATCTGGGGGTTGTCTACCTTATCGATTAACTTAGCGTCTGCTTCTGATGGTTGTGTCATGGTATCTCCTATAAGATGGTGATGTCGGCGTCGTAATCGACGTTGGTTTCTTCAAGGTTGGTGCTCATGAGTTCAGCTTTCCAAGCACAGAACATCTCATTGGTCCCGGCGGGTGCCACGGTCAAGAAGCCTACTGTAACCTTCATGCTATTGGCTGCGGTACCCGCTGCCAGCGTGTAGTTGAAGTCAAAGATGCGAGTGTCAGCAAACGAGGTACTGACCTGTGATATGATGTTGCCTTCCTTGGTACTGGCTCCTTCGATCCAACAAGCGTACAGTATCTCGCCCATCTGCACAGTGGATATGGCGTCAGCCTTACCACTGTACATCAGCTTGATCAGGAACCCGGCTGCACCCGGCCCGATGTTGTCGATCACAAAGAGGTCCTTCTGGGTACTCTCTGCTACATCACGGGCGTTACCTGAGATGACCTTCCATGAGAGGGAGCCGAGGGTAGACCCTGTGTCATCGTCCAATGGCCTGATCATGAAGTCATGGAAATGGACGGGACGGTCTGTGTAGTCCTTCATTGCAATGTCACAGTTGATTCTGTTGGGACCAATGTCCAGTTCAGTGGTGCCCCCGAGCTTGCCGAAGCCAGCCGGGTAGGTACCGAACATATGGAACTCGTTGTTGCCTGAAGTGTTCGCGCCTGTGCTGTTGCCAGCCGAGAACGTCATCACCGTGATGACCTGATCCGTGTTGTTGTGGACCTCAATGAAGCCATTGAAGTAGTTGTCCTGCGCAGCACCAATCGGGTAAGCAAGGTCAGTATCTGTCTCTTGCCCCTCATTCATCTGACCACATCGGATAGCCGCACGTGTCGGCGACCCGGTTACAACCACTCCCTTCTCAATTTTGAGAGCGGTGTACTGGTTACCATACGAGGCATTCATCTGAATGGCACAGGTGTTGAAGTCAAGGATCGTGATGCCTACGAGTGAGTTGGCATTTGCGTCAGTACTATGCTCGATGCCGACATCACACTGGGTGATGCCAATATCCGAGAGGCTGTTGTAATATGTCGTGTCACCAAGGAAGTTGCCACGTTTACGGCCAGCACTATGGATGTAGATACCCGGTGATCCATCACCTACAATGGTCTTCTGGTGACCAATGATCCGTAGTGCAGTGATGACGTTGTTCTGTGTGGATACGCCATGATCTGCATCAGTGTAAGCACCGGTCGGACTTGGTCCGAGCAATAGTATGCCGTTGGTGTACGTATGAGTCTTATGGGCTAGTTGCCCCATCTTGCCGTTGAAGTAGTTGAAGAGGCCCCAGACTTGGACCATTGGGATGTCCACATCTGTGTATCTCTGCAATCTCAAGGCAGGGTTGAGTGTCAGGACCTTAGCGGTACCCGTACCGGCGTTGCCGCCCAAGGCGATGGTGCCTTCAATAGCTGCGTTACCCGCCATGTTACAAAAGGCAGGCCAGCCTGAGTCCACGGCGCTGTTGAACGCTGCCGTATCATCGGTACTGCCATCAATCTTGGCATCGTACCGCATCACGTCACCATAGTAGAACTCAAGGTTCACTGCTGTGATGCTCCTCGCAGTCTCAACGGCATGTTGAGGCCAGAGAACAGCACCTACGGTATCCTGTGTGAGGGCGTTGGTGACGCCTGCAATGAGAGCAGCCTGTGCTAGTGTGACTGGCTCTTGGTTGTTGACTGCGTCCACCAGATTGACCAGCCTACCTGTGCTGTTCATGTCAATGTTGGCGTTCATGACGTTGGGGGTCGTGCCATCCCTTGACAGAGTGTTCTCCATCGCAGCCTCAGTCAATGTGTTGTTCGCATTGATTGCAGCTGCTGATAGATAACCTCCAGCGAGGTTGGTGAGTGTGAGTTTAGCCATTAGTGCATGATCCTATCTGGTTTTCCGGGTTCGCATTTATAAAGCTCTCGCCACACCCCTACGGTGCGGAGAAAGAACAACGGGACTTCGAGTTCCATCCCGTATGTGTTCGTTAATTCCATTGCCTCACGTTCGATGAGACAATCATTCAATTTGCTGTAGCCTTCCACGTCCACGTAGTTCAAGCCTTGGATGTAATGTATCTGCTCGTGGAATGTGGTCAGCCATAGGCGTGTGCCCTTGAGGGTGGTGTCCACCCAAATGACATCTGACCCCATCCAATAGAGGCCGTACGCTTCGGCCATCTCCCCCACAATAGGGGATCGACGAAGTGCTGGTCCCGTCTTGGGACACGTTTCGTAATGGGACAGCCGACAGGCTGCCTTCCATGTCTTGTATGCTATGCGTTGATCTGCATCGTACGAGTCTGTCTGTGCATATGGGTCGTGGAACACAGCGAACAGGGCGATGAGTGCAAACGCTATCAGGAAGCGGTAGCGTGGCATACCCTACTCCTTGATCTTGTTGTCGATCAGTAGGTCAACTTTGGCCTCCAATGTGGCCAATGAGCGCACGATAGTGCGGCTGTCGTCGTGGTACTTGGTAACATGGGTATCCAGCTTTGTGGACACCACGTTCAACTGCTTCTTCTGCCCATTAAGGCCAGCTCTGACCCCACCATAGGCCACACCCCCGGCTATGAGCCAAGGGCCAAATAATTTAAGTATCGCTAAGTATTCCATTACAGTTTATCCTCTAATTCAAAGTGCGCAAGGTCTCGAAGTGTCCGCCAGTGTCCGCCCCAGACGAGACGTACACCAAGTTTTGAGGCGGCACGCAGTATATGAGTGGCGAGTATGTAAAACTCGCCGTCGTTAGCCTTAAATCCCGCAGGCCAAGGGACCACATCGAACGCCCGAGATGGTATCTTATTGTGCATTGAGTGGGGCCATCGGAGTTGCGAGTGGCCGTTTTCAAACGCAGATGTTTGGGCCTCATGGTCACGGTGCCCCCAAATGACGCTAAAATCATAATGCTTGATCGCTTCATTGAGTATATCAATGAGATGGCTTTCGCATTCATCTCTTCTGCGGCTGCTTGTCCGTCCCAAGGTTGGCATCGTCCTCTCTTAAGCTCCATCTCTGGCTAAGTCTCCAGTTATCTGACTGGCCTCGGGTACCTCAGGTGAGGTTGGCCGTACGCCCAGCTCCCGTAGATTATCGATCTCTGTCTGTGTCCTGTTCCTGTTGATCTGTGTCAACCGGGCCTCTACCTCGCCTGCTTGACGATTGTACCGTTCACGGGCAAGCCATCTTGCTTGTCCAGCGTTGAGTCCCTCGGCGAGCGCCTCTGCTAGTTCTATCTGCGCGTCTTCAGGCATCCCTACGGATACCTCTTCGACCATGAAGCGGAGGTCACGCATGGTGCGCCGTGCCTCTGCACCTGCGACTATGACAGCATCCTCTATGTCCACGTTACTGCGCATGAACTGTTCCAAGGTGTCTTCCACATTGTCTATGTGGACCTTGGTCTTGTCGGAGACCTCTCGCACATACTTGGCGTACGCTGCTTCGTCAGCGAAGCGTTCTGCTACGCCTGATGCGAGGTCACTGGTGATGACCTTGTCCAGCTCTGACTGTTTGACATCAAAGATTCTGGTCATGAACCTCTTCACACTAGCACCTTGGTCAAACCCCTCTATCTCTTGAACGAGGTGCTGTATCTCATGCAGTATAGTACTGCGCCCAAGGTCATCGTCGAGATCAGTGAGGATATCGACAGTCTTGCCCCTGCGTGTGGTCCTTGTTTGGCCCATCAATCCTGAGTCCTCTGCGACCTTATTGAAAACTCTGTAGTTACTGGCACCATCCACGGTATCCTCAATACGATTGACATTGAAGGTAATGGGGACATTCCGCAACTGCGGGTATGCCTCGAATAGCGTGGGATGAGTGAACAACTCATCCAATGTACCTCGGATAACGCCACTGTCACCCTTCTTTATTCCTTGTGCTCGGGCGAGCGCCGTGAGCTTCTCACTGTTCACCACGCTGTCTGCGTCACTGAGGACGTACTTGTAGATGTCCGCCCCCGCCTTGTCCTGTTTCCCTGTCTTCCACCAGCCAGTCTCTTGCCACACATCAATGTCGCTCTTGCCTACCTTGGACATGCCTTTGGCCGTGTCCAGTGTACCAGTGAGCGCCCTCGTGGCTACTCTGCCACCCACAACCATGGACTTAACGGCTGCTACGCCTGCTGCCACCTTGGGGATCGTTCCTAGTCCCTTGACTACGCCACCGGGAGAGAATAGACTGCCTACGATGAAGCCGGGACTATGTACGTCAGCCTTGAACACGGTCTCACCAATAGAATCGGTGCCACCGGGCACGTCCATGACATCTGTCCACCTGAAGGGGTCCTTGCCCCGAGTCTTCATCCATCTGAAGCCTTCGTACCCTACCATCTCAGCCATGGCCAAGAGGTCCACGGCAGTGCCGAGGTTACCAGATATGAAGCCTTTGCCTACACCCACTGTGTTGTTCTTCAGGTCCTCAAGAACCAACCCAGCCTCTTCCCAGTTACTGGGACCGGTCGGCTTCGGCGACGGGGCTAGTACTTCCTCATTGGTTTTGTTGAACGTCTGAGTATCACGATCAAGTTTAGTACCCAGTTGGCTCTCATTGAGCACTGGTGCTGACGGCTGTAACGCTGCGTCGAACGCTGCATCACGTTGCTGTTGTCCTTGATCTGACACTACTCTAGCTCCACTCCGAACAGTCTCTCAAGACTGTTTGTCTCGCCGCCCTGTACAAGGGAGGCTATGTAATTCTTCGTGCTGTTGGGCCTACCGACCCAGTTGTAAAATGTATCAATCTGAATGAACTGCGTTGATTTCCTGCCCAATTCGGTAGCAATACCCACCAGTTCATCATACGCTGCATTGGCCAGTGCGTTGGCCATGATTGCATCTTGGTCCACCCTACCGGTGAACTGTGCGTCCTCTGCTCCAAACGCAGTGAAGACTCTCGCTCGGTTGACGGTGAGACTGATCTCACCATCTGACTTCAGGTTCTCCGTATTGGGGTCCATGAAGCGAACAGCTGCCATGCCTTGACGGCCTATCCCGGTCTGTGCCAGCTCCTGTATCTCTTCGGAGAAGTTTGTGCGGCTGTCGCCTCGCTTATTGTTGGTCCAGTACTTCTGCTTGGACAGGGCATACGCTTGGACAAGCGTGCTGTTCCTGCCGTCGGGCATTTCCTCAACCACATCATATAGCGCCGGGTTGGCGTCCATCCCTCGGACCTGCTCCCTGTCCTCAGGGTGCTGCATGGTGTCGTTGTCCAGTATGTTGCCTGTCATCCATATGTCGTTATTCAGGTACGATTGGGACCTGTCCTGACTCATGGTAGCAGGGTTGGTGGCTGAATTAAATGCTGCGAGCGTCCGAACACCGAAGGTCACCCCCGCTGCTGTGGCAGCCTTGGGGTCTCGGGCATCCAGTAGGTTCCCGCTCATCGAGGGGCTGTTCCGCCTGTTCTGGTCCTGTCGATCCAAGTAGTCCTGCGGACTACCGCTCTGGTCGCCGCTGGCGTCCATGTGGAAGTACCCACCTCGTTCCAGTACCCCATTCAGCTCCTGTGCAAGACCCTCCCCTCTCAGGTAGTTGTCAATCTCAGTGGTGAAGTGCTGGCCTAGCCCGAACTTCTCCATGTTGTTGACGAAGTTGGGTCGTGTCTGGGCAAGGTCGGCTATTGTCTGTAATCCGGGGCTCTGTTGGAGGTTCCGCGCTATCCGCAGGAACGCTGCGTTCCGTAGAATGGCGGTCACATCAGGGTTGTCCTTCTCAATCAGCTCTACGAGCGTATCGAGACCGGCCAGCTCATCTAAGAGCATCTGCCGGGACCGTTCGTGTAGTGCATCACCTGAGGGGACGTTTAATGAGCCCGCTGTAGTGCCCCATACGGCACTATGCCTGCGTATTGCTTCAGCTCTGCCCTCATTCAGCCTGATCAGGAGATTAGGCTTAATGGAGGTGTTGAATAACTCTTCGGCCTCGCCCAGCGCAGTGGCTGTTTGGGCCGAGCTGTCACCCAGCTTGATTGAGTCACGTAAGGACTGCACCTGCTTGTATCCATCCAGCACGGCGTCGTGCAGACGGGCTATACCGCCCTCTGGGCCACGGAGACTACGCTCCGAGATTCTGAACTGCTCTCTGGCTGACCGTCTGTCCTGTGCAAGGAGCACCCTCTCGGACTGCTCCAGCTCAATGGCCTGATTAAGGATACCAGCCTTCCGCTGGTACTCGGTGGCAAACTCGATAGTACCGAACTGGTACACACCGGGGTCCATACCAAGGTCAAGGTCTCCGTCGCCGAAAGCCTTGCCCATGATCAGGTCAATCTCTGTCTGTGCCACGCCTGCTTTGCCCTTACCGGCTCTGTTTTGAGCGTCAGATAGGCCCAGCTCGGCCAGCTCAGGGCTCGCACCCATAAACTGTGCGGCCTCACGGTCCAATTCGTCCCGTAGCCACCCATATTTGTTCTTGGCGTCCGCTAGGGTCTTCTGCATCTGCAACTGTGCCCGTGTGCGGGACTGAGAGTCTTGAGCTTGGAGAGCTGTCGCTGATAACCGGCGCATACTGTTCGTGAACCCGATTATGGGTGTGTCACCCGGCAACCTGTCAAATTCCAGAGGCTGAGATTCGTTAGACAGACTGAGAGCCTCCTCAGCGTCTTCTTGAAGGTCACCCCTTAGGTCTCCCTCGGCTGCTTCTGTAACAATTTTCTCCGTCAAATTAAGTGCCCCCCTGACGGCGTTTACGCCCGCTGTTCGGTCCACTGGAACGATGCCTGAGGCTACGTTCTGTTGTTTGATGCTTCCTAAGTCTGCCATGTTAGTCTCTTCGCTTGGTATCTTCTAAGATTAGCTGTCGCATTTCCTCTTCACTGAGGACTCGGTCATCGATGACCTCCTCGACAAATGCTTTGAATTGCTCGCGCTCCTCCGGTGTGGCACCGGGGAGAATGTCGGCTAAGGACAGCATGACGCCCTTATCGACCTGTCCATTGATTGCTGCCTTCACCAGCTGGGCGAATGGCATGTCCTGTGGCTTGTCTTCGTCGAAGTAGCCCAGCATAGTGCCCTCGATCACCTCTTGCATCCGTCCGTCGGGTGCCCGAGAGGCGAGGTTGGCTGTCATACGGAATACGGCTACCATATCCTCTTTGGTTATGGCTCCGTCTCGGTAGTACAGGTTCAGCTGCTGTGTAATCAGCTTGCGATGGGCCTTGATCATGCTGGCCACTGTCGCGTCACTGTCGTAGATACGGTCATGCAGCCGCCAAGCTGCGGCCTCCTCCATGGTACGGATGCCAAAGGCTGTCCGTAGGAGGAGTCCCATGTTGTCAGGTGTAAAGCTGATATGTTCACCGGATGCCCGGTAAAGTTTCCCCGTCTCATATGCCATCCACGTAGAGGCGATATCGTCGTACTGTGGGAGTAGCCTACGCGTTGCCATATCAGCCATACTGGTGAGAGAGGCTACAGGATCGTCATCGAAGGTACCTGCATACCCGGAAAGGGTAATGAACTGCGCAGCATCCACGGCGGCGGACACCCGGCTGCCGAAGGCACCCGTAGCGGTGGCTGCTATGATAGCAAGCGGGTTCTTGAGGTTGTGGTCGAAGTGCATCTCCCATAGCTGCTTGTACTGTGCGATGGGGGTCACATTCTCCATATTGGGGGAGTCCTTACCGAGGCTCTTGAAGACCTTGTTCGTGATGGTCTGCAACAGCCCTGCTGATATGAACTCAACCACGGTCGCGCCGTGGGTGCCCGGTACTGCGGCGTCGATCCACTTGTCGAAGCCTTGATTGAACATCAGCTCGCTGGCCTCATCCCTCATGCCTACCGAATTGGCCCCGAATAGGGTACCTGCCCCTATCCATAGGCGTAGGACCTCAACCTTATTGAGGGCTGGGTTCTGGCCCAGCATGGTCAAGGACAGCTTGTGTGTAAAACTGAGGAACTGGGTCATTACACGGGTGGCACCCTGTGAGTAGCCACCTGCATTAGGCTTGGTCATGGCTAACGCCATGTTGTCGGCGTTCTCCGCCACCTTGCGCCAGTCGTCATCAGTCAGATCGGTGAATTTACTGTAGCCCTTCCGCTTCTTGAGGAGCCTCATCTGGTAGTCCCATGACACCAGCTTGTTGGTCTGCTCACCTGAGTTGAATCCCTTGTTTGTCAAGAAATTGTCAACCCGGTTACCCACGGCTCTACTCCCGTGGACAGCACGGGACGTGAGTCCGGCGTCGTCCTTGGGCAGGGCCATTCGTTGGAATGACTTGCTTCCTCCTGAGAACGCATGAGCGTCAACGATATCGACGATCCCACTCTTCTCTAAATTGTCAAGTACAACCTTGTACTCCTCGTCACTCATGCCCAGCGTCTTCTGGAGGAACTTACGAGAGTAGCCCATATCAGAGAAAGCTGAGTTGGTCAGCTTCATGAAGCCCACCTTCAGGTAGTGCGCGTTGATGAACCCGCGCCCACTGAGGAAGTACACCGGGTCGAGACCCGAATACATCAGGGGCTGGACTGACTGGAGCAGTCGCTGGCGTAATGGACGCCATGCGAGGAATAGCTTGAACGGTATCTTGGTCGCGGCAGCCACCGGGCTCATGGTCTGGGCGAAACGCTCCACACCACGACCAAACTTGGTCGCTTTAACCCATTTGAAGTTGTTGCCTGAAACGAACCGGTCGAGAGCGGTCGCTGTATCCAGCATCCTCTTCTTGAAGAACGGTATGACGGCACTATCGAAGCCGTCCATCATTCTGATGTACTTGGCTCTCTCAATGGCTAGATTCACACGCTTGAGTGCGTCCTTGTCCACCGTGTTGTTCCTCACGGTTTTCAAATCGTCAACCACCTGCCTGATGCCCTTATTCTTGATGTCTTGGTCGTTGATCAGACGGTGGGGACCCTGTGAGTACTCTTCATTGAAGGCATTCTTAATGGCCCGCATCGTGTCCTCTTCTGAATTGACCTTATTGGCCAGCCGGGAGCCCCGTTCGAGGGCTACCACGAAGTCAGTGAGAGGGGTGACGTTGCCATTCACGTCAGGGAGGGCATCTCGCTCTCTCTGGTCATACTGAAAGCGGCCTTCTTTCTGGAAGGACTGCTTCTGAGCCAGTACGAAGTCCTGCTGGTCCATATCTTTGGCCAGCGTGAAGTTGTATTCGGTGACTCCATCCTTCTTATCGATCCAGCGCCACACGCCGGGGGAGACCTCGACCTTATTGGCTATACGGCCAAGGAAGGACTCGGCCTCGCGGGCGGAGCCCGCTGTCTTGAAGGCGTCATCTATGGGGTTCACCTGCTTTACGCCATCAATCGTGGCGTTGCGGGTGACCTTGTTGACGAAGTACGGGTTCTCGTACATTCTGTATCTGAATCCGGGGTAGAACTCAAGAGGGTGGTCGCTCAGTCTGCCTACTGTATAGGCGTCCCCGTCCATTAGGACGTAGGTAGTCTTAACTAGCCCCTTGGTGCCCTCCACGTCGATAGGGACATCGACCTTCATGATCCCACCACCACCATTGTAGGCAGCCTCGACCTCAACAGCTGTCAATCGCTTGCCTTTCTTGGTGACAGGGTCTATGACCATCCGGCCCAGCTTGACCTCAGCTCGATCCAGCACCTTACCATGGTATCTGGGCAGCTCTGGGTCCAGTGGGCGGGCTGTCTTGAACTGCTGTCCAGCAAAGTCTTCCCAGACTCTGCGATCAGCCAGCTCATACAGGGTGTCGTACCCCTTACGTAAAGCAACCAGACCTGCCGCCTGCTTGGGCGTCATGTTTGGGAACTCTGCATAGAAGTCTGTCAAGGTGGGGGACTTGCCCGTCTCCTTGCCGAAGTGCTCGGACCACTCATACATGTTGGCCACTTGTTTCTTGTCCGCTGTCCCTAGATTGTAGAACGGAGTGAACATTGTGTCCGTCAATCTATTCTGCACAGCGGTACGGTGATGTGACAGACGGGTAGCCCCGTATATATCATCACTCTGACGTACGTTGGGCGTGAGGAACCACTTGGGTACCCACGTAGACCTTATGCCTGCTGCATCTCCGAGCAACATCTTGTCCATGGGGTGGTACTGTCTGAACTGGTCAAATTCAAGGAAAAACTCCCCTTGCCCAGCGAACTTTATATCACTGGTGCCCGTGGCGACCTTCGCAAACATCTCAGCATCCATTGGGATGTAGTGGAGCAGGCCGTCATCCATGACCTGCATTATCTTGACGTTCTCCAGCCTCGGGTCGATCAACAGGAGGTCAGGGACCAGTTCATCGAACGTCCTCCAACCCTCTTCGCCTGACTTGGCAATGACCTGTTGTACCCGAATGCCATTGTCCAGCTCCTCAACGATGCTCATGGAGGGTACCACGACAGCATTGTCGCCTAGCTGGAGGTTTGCCATCAGCTTACTGGCCGTGTTGGCGCGGCCTTCCTCGCCGAGGACGTGAAATAGGCTACGGTCTGCATTCTGGTGCATCCGTGAAGCGACTCGCTCGGCGCGTTCGGATGCTTCTACCACTCCGGGTAGGTGAACCTCTCGTGTATCCACGAACTCTTTGTTCTTGGGTGCGTCAAGCGCAGTATCAAGGGCCGTTGGGTCCACGCCCTGATGCTCGGCCACCTTACCTCGGATGGCCTTGTTGATCTTGGTCTGTGCCCTGCGGGCGCGGGTCTCGCGGGCCACGCGGGCTGCCGTAGAGGCTTGGTTGGGTGAGCTGAACACAGCACGCCAGCCTCCAGACCTGTAGGACTTGATGCCGGTCTTGAGAATCCATGCTCCCCATATGGCTTCGGCTGCTGTCTCCAGCTGGCCAATCCAGAAGTTCATGGCGGTGTTGCCCATCTTCCCCCTGATAACGTCAGGGGTGAGCAGCATCTCGAAGTTCTCGTATACGCCGAACTGGCGCAGGTACTTGCCCCAGAGGGGGTCGGCTTGGAGCTTCCGGGTCTCGGCTATTAGCTCACCGACGGCATCTACACGCTCGGAGTCGGACAGATTGACCAACCACGTTGCGATCTCCTTCCGCATAGAGCCAAGCCACACCTCGGAGGTGTCCTTGTGGGGCATCTTCAGGATATCCTGCCAGCGTTGGAGCAGGAAGTTCTTCGACGCTATGTTGTATATGGGTATCAGCTCTTGGGCCGCTGCATCCACCACGGCAAGGCCGTAGTTCTCGATGCCTTGACTGGCAATGAACTCATCTACCTGTCGTTGGTTCTCGTCACGGTAGGTAGAGCGGTAGCCTTCACGCCACTCCTGCCATTCAGCAATAGTCAGGCCCTGTGCCTCATCCTTGATGGTGCCCTCGGGCAGCTCACCACCGTCGGCCATGTAGATAGCCACTGCGGCCATGTTGAGCTGGGACATCTCCATGAAGTCTGCCTTCTTCAAGGCATTCTCAATGATCAGCTTCTTCTTCTCGTCGTCAGCTGCATCCAATAGGTCAAGTCCGATGTCATCCTTGATGATACCGGCTCCCAGCTGGGTGCGTAGCATCCCAATGACGGTATCCTCGACCGTGCCTGTCGGCTGGTCGAAGGCTCCCACCCCTTGGGCATTGTTCTCAGTGCGGACATCCAGTGACTTGGTCTGTCCCTCCAGCAAACTCTCCGTTATGCCGTAATCCAGTGCTGTATCGTCAGCACGGGGCTTAAGCGGAGGTGGCCGGGACAGGGGACTGTCCTCCAACTGGCGCAATGACCCCTCTTCGGGGATCGTGCCACTAAGTGGTGTCGTGATTTCTGCCATTAGGTGGGACTCTGGCTAGGTGGTGCTGTGTTGGTACCAACTTTCTGCTTCGGTGTCTTGGGCGTGCCACCTCCGAAGGAGATGAATTTGGAGGCGAAGCTCGATACTGCGCCGAACACCGCTGCTTGGGCATTGGCGCTTGCTTGCCTGTTACGCTGGGCGCTTACCTCTGCCCCCAGCTCGTCGAATTGTTTGAACTCAGCCAGTGCTGTGGCCGCTTGTGTACTGAAGCTGGCCGCTTGGCCTGCCACAGTGGAACTCTCCAACCCCACACCCGAAGCGATGCCTGCTGTCAGGTTGGCAGCCTGTGCCTGCCTGAACTTACGCATGAACTCACGTTTGGCTTGTGCGTTCTTGAGCCTTGTGGCCTTGAGTTGGGCTGCATTCGCAGCCTTCCCTGCCTTAACGCCCTTCCTAGCCTGACGAGCAGCGCCAACCGTACTGGTTACTGCGGCTACGCCTGCTACAATGGAGGTGATGACTCCCATTAGAGTACCTTTGTGTACGTCCGTTCCGTGAGGGTGAACCCACGGTCGGTGTAGAATTTGTCCATGTCAGTGCCTGACGACATGTCGCCGAAGCCGACCACATCCACCTTGTCTTCAAGGTAGATATCAGCCTCTTCGCGCAAGTTCTCTGCTATGCCCCTGTCCCGATGTTCGGGTTGGACATAGAAGAAGATTTCCACAGCCTGTGTGTAGTCCGGGTTGAACAACACCGGGCCGAGGAGCATCCCCAAGAAGCCCACTATGTCACCGTCGCGGGTAGCAACGAGTAGGTAGTGGTCATCTATCATTTGAGTGAGGAGGTTCTGCACTGCATTTGGATTATAGCCGATCCTATCAGCAAATGGCGACATTTGCCAGAAGATAGCGCCTTGGTGTACCAGTGGGATCACGTCAGTGATCTCTGCTTCTCTTATCATTTCTTTTTACTCACTTTGTAGTTGGTGTGCCAGCCGATGATATGGCTGTCTTTAGTCGCAGTTCCGTCAAAACGAAGTTGAAGTACGCGTCCACGTCCCCGGACCTTATTCCGGGTGACGACAACAGGGTATCCATCCACATCCCCCGCAGCCACAGGGATAAAGTTTCGAGGATGACGGTACACTTCGGATTGAACACCGATTTTCCCTGATACACCGTAGTTACCAGCCGTGCCCGTAAAAGCACGCTGGGTTGCTGGGGTTGCTGGGTCATTCCACTCTATTGCCTCTGTCCAATCCCATAGGGCTGTCATCTTCGTCGATGACGGGTTATCTGCATCCCAGCCTCCACCACCGTTGGCGGTGAAACCCGTCTCAGTCCTGCGACTGAATACAGTGATGATAGGTGTCTGTCGCCGACGTTGGAAGTCGCCGATGTTGTCGTATCCTGTGACTAGGAACGGCAGTGGGGACTCCACTCCATCAAAGTCGAGGTAGTCAGTCTGCTGGAAGTCAGCGATCTGCACCGTGGTGGTGCTGGCCTGATACAGGCACTTGATCTTCTGGTTCTCTGAGCTGTCGTCAGCGTCAGAGATAGCCACGATGGACAGCAGCCCGAAGTTGGTGGCTGAGTTATCGGTGAATGTGTAGATGTACCACGCAGACTGCTTGGTATCAAAGACCAGCATCTCCGTGTGCTTGTTTGATGCAGCGGTAGCCCCAATGAGGAAGTACAGCCGCAGCTTCGCGTCGTCATAGACGACCTGCACACGCTCCTGCTGTGCTGTGGTGTACTGGTTCCACTTGGTCTGGATCGTGTCAACGATCATGTTCTTGCCTTCAAGGAGACCGGTGAACTGGTTGGCTCCGAAGATGTAGATACCGGAGGGACCGGTGGCTATGCCCCCGTCCTCCAGTCTGATCGTGCCTGTGGCACTGTTGAGATTGGCCATGGACAGCTGCTTGACCTTGAAGGTAGTGGCTGTGAATATGTTCCCTCTGCCACCTGATATCTCCCAAGCACCCTCGGTGCCTACGAGTACGAGGCTGTTGCCTACGACCATCATGTCCACGATGCCGTTCATACCGGGCACCACAAGGACACCACCATCAGCTGGTGTCAGCTCATTGAACTCCTCATCGGTCGGGTCCTGCCGTTGATGGCACTCCCCATACGCTGCGGGTGTCGCAGCAATGCGAGAGAAGAATACGTGGTCAGCAAACTGGCCGTCGGCCATGCCTGCGTACCAGATTCGACCGGCGTAGAAGCCGATAGCTCGGAAACCTTTCTCGACGTTGGAGCCGTCGCTCTTGGTTAGAGCTACCGTGGTCCCGAGCTGTCCCAGTGTTAGGTCTTTAGTAGTCCAAGAAACCCAGTTGTATGGTGCAACTACTGTGATCTCAAAGGTGTTGGCGGTCTTGTTGGCTATTGCATACGTGCCATCGAAAGACCAACCGAGTATCACAGGACCCCATGGGCCTCCCATTACGTACGTAGATGATTGTCCTGAGACGGTAACTGAGTTGCCATCTGAGTATCCATGGCCTGTGACTGTGATCACCACCGTGGTCGCAGGCGGAGCCAACGTCCAACTTTCAATGGGCTGTGCTACGCCGCTGCCTGAGACATCGGTCGCAAAGGTAGTATCAAAAGGATCAAGGAACAGCGCACCCTGTGGGGCTGTGCTGTTTCCAAATACTTCAGCGGCATACTTGGTTTCGTTTAGTGCGCGTGTCCCGACCTTCTCAACGGCAGTCGAGGTGCTCTCGTCCACGGTACGTTCGTAAGCCGTATGCCATATGCCATTCTTAGCCGGGGACTTAGCTGCGTCCGCAATGATGGACGTGATGTCCGCATCATTCCATCCTCTGTTCCGCAGGTTGTACCTGTGGTCGTCGAGTATGGGATCATCTGCGGGCTCTGTGGTCACACTTATGCCATCGTCGATCCCCTCAAAGTCTCGATAACTGACCTTGATCCTTGTTGCAGTGAACACATCCGTCACTGAGTTGTACGAAACGTAGAAAGGCTTGAGGTAAGGACCAGACCCCATTAGATGACCTCTGCCCTGTGTGAATCGGACGTGCTCATCTCGAATGTTAGCCGCAGTGGGTGTGTCCTCTGCCGCAAAGGCTTCAACATCAACGATATTGCCATGCCACGAGTCACTTGGAATCGTGTCATCATCGGTAAAGTACAGTCTCTGTCCTATCTGGTGTACGATGAAAGACTTGTCGGGGTCGCCCCCGACATTCTTCCACTTGTACATCTGATGTGCCTGTGTGGCTACCATCGTGGGGATGGTGTGCGCAACGCCCGCGCTCGTCTCGACCGCAAGCCCTCTGCGTCTCTTACGGGTGCCATCAGCGAGCAGCTCGTAGTTAGCCTCGTCGGTCGTGAAACCGTCGGGCCAATTTACTTCGCTGATCTCTGTGTTCAGGCCACCTGAAAGGTCAAAGGTAGACTTCTCGGTCTGTTGTTCGGGCATTTACGCTTCCTTGGCTTCCGCTATTGCTGCGTTCTCCGCCGCGACGGCGCGCAGAATGGCGGCTTCTTTATCCTCAGTCGTCATATCCTCAGCCACATCGGGGACTTCAGTGGCGACTTCAGTGGCGGCTTGGTTGCTGCGTGCGTTCCTCTTGGCGACGAGTTCGGACTCGTCCCAATTACGTGTGACGTAGAGGGTGATCTTCTCTTGAAGCAGCTGCCTGTTGGTCCATTGACCTACCAGTAGCTCGGGTATGATCGCATCACTGCGGTCGGGGTTCGGACGTGCGAAGTACATTGGGTGTCCTCGCGTTTGAAATATCTCCCACTTTTTGCCAGCGGCATCTATGTTGTTAGTGATATTGGTCTCTCGGTCAAGATTGAATACTTTTTCGGTCATGGTCTGACTCCTATTTTCTGCCGTAGTTCGGCCTGTTGTCGTTGTCGGTGTTTTTGATTATACGTCTTTGGCGATTGGCTCTAACTTCAGCCCGTCGCCGGGTTCGATCTACCTCTGCTGTCAGCCCATCCTTGAACAGGTCAAAGTACATGGCACGACTCTCCCGCTTCAGCAGCACCATTAGGTGTTGCGGAAGGTTGGGACTGGTTGCGTCAGCGAGGGAGAGCGTCGGCTTGGATACGCCGTACGCGAGGGATTTGGAACTCTGGAGGTTGGTCTCCAGCGCACTGTCGTAGGCATCGAAGACGAGGTCATCGTAGCCATCGAGGACAGTGTAGTAGCGGGGTGCCTGATCGTTCTTGATCAGCACCACATGTGAGGAATCGGGCAAGGTCATGGCCTCAGTGGTCGAGTCACTGAGTGTGCGTCTCGACGTGCGATCCATAAACTCCTTGGGGTCCACGTAGTTGAGGTCCTCGTACTTCTGGTCACCTGCTGCGGTGACCTTGCTGTCGTACTTGACCCACTGAACGGCATGGAAGCCTTCAGGGCGCTGCATGATCGTGGGTGTCGTGGACGACGTGGCCGTCAGGCGGATAGTCGTCTCGTGAAGGTGCAGGTCGTATCCATCTACGATCTGATCGAAGACATCCTTGAGTACGTCTGCGCACTGCAAGGACTCAACCGTATCGGATATGGAGTTGACGCTATCACCGTCAGCATCACTCAGGATGTTCTGCACGATTGAAAGGACTGTATCTTTAGCCATTGTACCACCAAAAGTCGTAGCCTAACTGGTCCCTGTAGAGGGGTGCCAAGTTGGCGCTGTGTTCTGTTATAAACCATTGCCAGAGCGTACCATAGTAAATGATATCAGCAATGGCGTCCATATCCCGGTTGTCTATCGCTGCTCGTAGTGGCGTAGGGCCACCGGTATGCGAATAGCTACCTTCATTGAGTTCTACTCCCGCCCAATTACCAAGAGACCGGATCGGGTCCTCCACCCTATGGATGTAGGGGTCATGGTGATCGATGTGGTACTGTTGGATACACCGGTATAAATCCAAACTGTTACCGATGTTCCTCAGTGCCTGTGGCTCATCGTTGGGCAGGTTCGGGAGCTGTGTCCTGTAATGCGTACAGAAGTTGTGCAGCGGATCGCGTACCACCAAGAAGTGTCGCGTGGTTGGCCACGTTTCCGTTATCTTCGCCGACCAGTTCTCATGGCCGAGTGTACAGTGCCCCCATATGAGGTCACTCTTCTCGTCGATATGATTCTTCGTCCTACGCGTGCTTTGCGCGTGGAACCCTGCGTCAATAAAGGAGTCACGTACGTACCGTGTACCGCTATGCGGTGTGGTTGACATGCTCCAGCGTGGTGCGTACTTTTGCATCGAATCTCACATTCGCCTCTCGGCATTCGTCTAGTGTTGCGTCTTCTATCTGGTAGAACTTGGCATGATCAGTTCTTTTTCCGGGTCTGAGTATGATCTTTCTGCCAAGCAGCATGGCCCAATACGCACCGTGGTACGAGTCTGTAACCACTGTCTCGCCTGAGCCTATCTGGCGTAACGCTTCATCTAACGTACCGATGTTGTGTATGCCACAATAGTAGGGGACTGCGGCCCCGGTAATCGGGTATTCCTCGTCGAACAAGGGAGACATGCAGCTTACACATGGCACCCAATCGGTGCCCGGTACTTCCCTGTCTCTGGTCCCGATCAACGCAAAGTCTTTGAGTTGTTCTCTGCGGTGTGTCATGCCTAGTCCCCAAGCTATCTGGACACCGGGCAGCGGGTACCGCATGGTCCGGGGTGAGCCGCCACCACCTACGATGTAAACATCTGCTGGGGGTGGTGCTTCCACCATTGTCCTCTTGATGTCAAAGAACTCGACAGGACAGTAGTCGAAATACTGAATGGGCGAGCAGCTCAGATCGCCGACGTTAGCTGTCTCAAACTGGTATAGATTTATAATCTTCATGCAGATATTGTCCTTTGGTCTTAGGATATTGGTAGGTCTCTGGTAAGACTACGTTGGCTATGTGTGGCCGGTAGAAGGTGGTGTCACCTCCTCGGTATGTAACGATTCCATCAGGGAAATACGGTGGGAGATTGTCCCATTGTACCCGCTTCTTGGGGTCGAACTCACACTCTCCTGTAACAATACATGGAACAGTACTCCATCCAAGCATCTTGCACGCTTCCAAGCGATTGATGCCTTGCATGACGTGATGGTCTATGTACTTCTTCGGTCGGTGGTTCAATACTATGATAGGATTGACAAGACCGTTCTCGCGGATGTTCTCCGCGAGCGCGGCTTGTACTATCTTTCGTTTAGTCCTGTCCTTCACCGACAGCCTGATGGCGTCGATGGGGTAGTTCGGGCAGAACCAAATGTCAAACATTGCTTACGATGCGGTCATCAGGCCATGCTCTTCCAAGACATCCAGTGCGCTATTGACAGCGGCCCTGTTTTGTGTGATGTCCGTAATGAAGGTAGCATGATCAGCGATTAGCTCGGCGTTCAGTGTAACCTGAGTGGCATGGTCAGCCGCCAACTCTGTTAGCATTGTCACGATGTCAGCAAGCGTGCCTTCGATCTCGTCGAAAGTTTGACAAGTTTCTAAGCCTGTCGGCGCATCGCCATCTGCTATCGTCTGAGCACCATCCGGTGAAATACCCGGATCATCTGTCGTGTACGTAAGAGTGACACGCGTCGGCGTTGTAGCCGTGATCGTGGCAATATTACCTGCCGTCAGGGTAGCCGTTAGGGTACTGGCCGGATCAGCAATGTTGGCTTGTCGGTCTCCAATCTGCGGATTCTGTGAGGAATCTGCTAGTTTGGATTTGCTTTTGATCAAAGCAGCCATACATTTTCTCCTTGTTAAAGAGTGGGGCTCTCACCCCACACTAGGGTTTATACTGCTAGGGCTCTGCCCATCGAACCAGTCGGGGGGCGGTAGGTAACGCTAACGCGAAGTTTGCCAGCCGTGAAAGCTGTATCAAACTCGCCAGTGATGATCACGTCGGAGTTCGACGTGGCACCGGCCACTGCTAGGTTCGAGTCAGCTGCATCAGCGATCAACGCTCCGTCAAGGAGTGAAGTATCACCGATGTTAGCGAACTCTGCCAGAAGCAGCGCATCAACTAAACCATTGGCATCGTCAACAATCTCGGTAGCTAGGCCGCGAGACCAAGTACCTAAATTGAAGTCGCCACCAGCGCCAGTCAAGGCAACCACACACTGTACTTCACCCCGCAAGAAGACGGAACCCCGAGGGATTACATGCGACTGCGGTGCGCCGGGATAACTTACACCCGTGGCAGTGGTCAGTAAGCTGAGAGGCTCTATCTCCAGTACGACGGTAACTTCACCGTTGGCACCGGGATAGACACCAGCTACTTGGTTGTCTACTGTATGCTTTTGAAACCCTACTACTAGACCGTCTGAATTGGTCCATGTATTGCCTCTACTCATTGTATTTCTCCAGTAGAAGAAGTAGCCCCGAAGGGCTACCACTAGGGTTATGCCGCTATTACGCGACCCATTGAGCCAGTCGGTGGACGATATGTCACTGTCAGCCGGACTTTACCAGCGGTGAATACAGCGGTACCCCACGATGCGGTGATGACAACATCTGAATCAGATATTGCACCCGCAACTGCAAGGCCACTGTCCGCAGCGTCGGCAATCAAGTCGCCGTCTGCGATGTTCACGTCGCCAATATTAGCCAGCGTAGAGTCAGTGGATGTTGCCGCTTTCACGATACCATCCATGTCATCTACGATTTCAGTTGCCAGCCCACGAGACCACGTACCGATGTCAAGACCAGACGTTGTGCCAGAGGTGGCAGCAACGATGGTTTGAACGTCAGCGCGCAGGATGATTGATCCACGGGGGATCACATGCGCCTGTGCGCCAGCGATATCAGCAGCGGTGTCAACCAGACCAGCTAGTGTGATCTCTTGGCTGAACGTGACCTCTCCGTTAGCGCCTTGAAAAACTGCGCCAACATCGTTGTCTTCCGTGTGCAGACCAAAGCCGACGATTAAGCCGTCCTTGTTGGTCCATGTGTTTGCTCTACTCATGATTGTTCTCCTTAGACTTGGTCGTCGTCAGTTAGAACGCAGACGAGGTTTTCGGGACGGTACACCTTAAGACCGTAACGAGCAGTCGTAACATACTCTTCACGCTGCTTGTTGATGTTGTACTGACCATCAACCTTAGGCATCTGACGGAATGCGCCCATGAATGGGAGCACGTCAGGCACTGCGGCAGAGAAAAAGATGTTCGCCTTACCACTCGCAGTTGTGACACTGGAGATGGCTTCGTTCGCGGTAGGTAGGTAGTTCGAGACGTAGAAGTCGAAGCCGAAGATGTTCTTGATGAACCTCATGCCGCTGCCGATTCCTGTTTCGATGATGCCTTCCCAACGAGGGTTGTTGCTGATATTGACAATGTTCGTCAGAGTATTGAGTTCATACTCGACGGACGGGTCAACGATAGCGATCAAGCTAGTGCTCTGGACGTTGGCCTTTTTAAGGGCGAACAGAGCCTTAGCTGCGTCTGCTACGGCGAATGTTTCGTTCGTGCCTGTACCAACGAAGCGATGCTCTGCTCCATTGATGCTATTGGTGTTCGCGGCGGTTTGACCACCTGAAGCACCACCAGCAGCGAGAGCCAGAACGTCCGTCTCAACCTTTTCCGCTAGGGCGCGGGCCTGATATGGGACGAACTTGGCTTCCAACTGTGAGGCGTAGAACAAATCTTGCCGAGCTTTTTCCGTGATGTAGTGTCCACTGGACAGATACTCAGAGATAGTGAAGGCGAACTCACCCGTGTCAAGCGCATCGAATACAACTTCTGTATCTTCAACGTAGTCACGAACGGTACTCTCACCAATCGACGGGATAGTGAACTGGTCACCATCTGGAAATTCACTCAGCCAGTTTACCCAGCCTTGCGCTTCCAAGTCGTCTTGGAGGACTTCTTTCAAAGAAGAACTCCAAACCTCTGAGCGTCTTAGGACACCAGTATTACCTGTGTTCATAGACATAGGTTGATTTCCTTATTACTCAGTTTTGGGATTTGAACTTGTCCCCGAGTTCCATCTGGTCCTTGTACATCTGACCCTGAATCTTCGGATCACTCCAGAACTTCCGTACGCCAACCTCTTTCTTGAGCTTGTCGTAGTAGACCTTCGTGTGGTGTCCGTCGATTACCTCGTCCGCGCCCGAAGGCGTGACTTGGGTGTTGATGCCAGCAAGACTTGAGATGGCAGGTTGGGGACTCTTGGTTGTTGGACCAATGTTCATCAGCTCAGTAAAGGCTTCGGGACTCTTCTCTCCAAGTTCGGTTAATTGAGCTACCGTTAGGTTAAGCTCTTTCGCACGCCCTTCCAGATAAGCGCGGGCCGCATCTGCGTCCCCTTCGACCTTATCTAGTACGGTTTGATTAGCCTGCTCACGATTGGACAAGCGGGTCTGCTCATCGGTCTCGCCTTGCATGATGTTCTTGATCTTTTCTGCGAGAGCTTCCTCGGAGATTGGTTTGTCTCCTGCGGGTGCTCCCTCTGGGTTACTGCGAACTGCTTTTATCAAATCAGCCACCGTAGCTGATTGATCGCTGGCTCCTTCCAGCTCGGCTACCTTTTCACGGGCAACCTTGTTCTCTCCTTCGAGCTGTTCAACATGCTGGTCACTCTTCAGTTTACCAGCGGCAAGGTCTTCAATAGTCTTGAACTTCTTGCCTTCACCCACGAGCTGGTCCAGTGCGGACCCGCCCTCGTTACTAACGGTCGTAGCATCGAATACATCGGACATGGTCTGTCCTCCTTTACGGTAATAGTTTGATTATTTCCTTAAGCGTTCTCCTACGCTCGAACAGCTTGGCAACTTTACGTTCCCAACCCTCTCCTTCGTAGGCTTCCTCGGAAGTGTAGGTCTTCTCGACCTCCTCTTCCAGAATGGATGTGAGACGCCGACTCATCAGCGTCGAGGCTTCCAGAGCTTTCTCGCTCTTGGCCTTAGCCTCGTCCCGCTCGGAGCGGGGCAGGGCTCTGTCTTCTTTGAACCATCGGCTGTCCATTAGAGGATCACCGATAGGGCAGAGACTGCCAGTACTATCCCCAGCGCAAAGCCGAGGGCGACTGGTAGTATCCGTTGTCTAAGCCACCAGTTTTTCATTAGTTGTCAACCAGTATCAGGTCGAAGCCACCTGAGACATCAGCGGCTGCGCCTACTGTGACTGCTTCTAAGATGATGTCCGATTGTGCGACGAATGCCTTGTACGGTTTGAACTCACGCTTGAAGTCAATGCCACCATCGGGGTCAAGGCCAAAGCCATCGACCGTATGAACGATGTAGGGACTCGCGTTGTTCACCACCTTGAGGAGGATATCCAAGTCGGTGGGCTCTCCGCCGCCGAGGTTCTTGATCGCCCAATAGTTGGTCATGTACGCCGTCTTGCCAGAGGGCACTGTGTAGAACGCTTGATGCGCCTCGTCGTCCCCGACAAGTATGATCGCGTAGTCTTGGTTCTCGGCTGTGTTATGTAGCCGGACAGTGGAGTCAATGGCCACACTCGATTCCATGCTGAAGGAATTGACTCGCTGAAGTGCGGTGCCAAGGGTCACCTTGGTGGTTGTATCCGTGGCGTTAAGGAGAGCGGTCTGATTGACCACATCGAAGTTCGCATCAAGTCCGATGACCCGAACCGTCTTGCCTCTGCTGGCTACTTGGTCGGTGGTCTGACTGATGGTCGTCATCAGGGCAGTGGCTGGGCGAACGGCAGCTGCGGATAGCGAGCTGATCTCTTCTGCGCCACCACTGGTGACGGCGCGATTGCGTCCGTACTTGTTGACGGATGCAACACCCGGATAAACTCCGAGGGCGATCTTCAGGTTGTCATCCGCTAGGTTCTGTGCTAGGTACGGGGCGATCTTGGCCATTATACTTCCTCTTCAGTGGGAACGTCCTGCGCTGACCGGTCTGCGATCTCGCCGACGACGTTCTCCTGTGCTTGCGTTGCTAGTCCTTGGGACTGTTGACTCTCCGCGATGCGGATGTTATCCTGTACCAGATCAAACTTATCGAGTCCAAGGAACTCCTCGAATAGCTCGGCGATCCTGCGTCCACTGATGTGGGTAGCAACTGCCGGGTCTGAGTAGGCTGGGCTGGTCACGAACCCGATAAGGTTCTGGATGACCTGCGCTTGCTTGGCAAAGTGCCGTGCCCCAATGGGGTACAGCTTGCCCTTTTGATTCAAGTCCTTCGGCGTGATGGTCAGGAACTGTTGGACTGCGAAGTCATCATCCAGTACCTTGACTGTCTCGGCGGGACCTATGTTCCGTCGGGCTACCTCCAGCATCTGATTCAACAGAGGCTCGACGAACTGCTCCTCGAACTTCTGAATCTTCTGTTGGAAGATTCGGCCAGCTGCATTCTCCAACGCCTGCACTTCAAATGCAGTTTTCTCTCCGGGTGTTCTCACACCCATCGCTTGTTTAGGAGCCCCGGCCAATTCTTCCATGTTCTGCATGAGAGTGGCGATCTCGAAGTTGGCATTCAATGCCGTAGCATCTGGTGCGAGTATTTCGACATCGGCCTCTTGGTC